GTCACATCGGTGCCGAGGTCGATCTGCGCGAGCGTGATCTGCTGCCCGGCAAGCGTCAGATAGTCCGGCGTGCCCGCCAGCGTCACGGCGTCGTGGCCGTCGCCGCCGCCACAGTCGACGATCCCGTACCCAGCGCACGTCGTGGGCGTGCCGGTGATGTTGGCCCACGCGAACGCATCGCCGGAGATCCCCTGCGGGTCGTAGGCCGCTGCAAGCATATCTCCAGTGCCCGCAGCGGTGACCCAGGCCGTGTCGTAATCGTCCGCCGACGCTTTGGCCAACAGCTGCCCAGAGCCGCCGCCGCCTGGCACCAAACGGCCTGCAGTGATGTCGGCAGGGGCGACCGCCTCGCCGCCGATCAGCGTGGCAAGCTCCAGCGCCGTGGCGCTGTCGGGCACCTGCACATCGAAGCAGGCCGGGCGCTCGCTGTAGCAGATGCGATAGTAGGTCGCGCTGCCGTCCAGTGTCGCCAGCGCCGACTGCGGCGCCAGTGATACGGTCACGCCGTCGGCGTCGTTCACCGTGATGCGGCGGTATTCGGTCGCTAGGTTCGTGCTGTTGACGGCCACCACCGGCGCACCGTCCGCGTCGACCAGCCGGATGGACACCGCGCTCTCGCGCACCGTGCCCGCCCCGTCGCGCTGCGGCGGAATCCGCACATCGGTGGCCGCCGCCGGCACCGCCAGCGCGGCAAGTATGGCCATTCTAACGAGCGCGCGCGTAGCACGCGCCGTGCCAATGTGCTGCAAAGAGGTCACCAGCCGGTGCTGCCGCCGGCGAAGTCATCCAGGGTATCCGGGTCCCAAGTGACCTCGCCGGTGCTGTGTTGGGGGGTGCTGTCGGCGGGCGGGTCGAGTGTCGGCGTCGCGGTGGCCTGCGGCGGGCGCAAGCGCCCCTCACTGATGCGCTGTAGCCACACTTGAGCGGCCTCGTAATCCGACTGTACGGCCTCGGTACGCCCGCCCAGATACCAGCGCGCCAAGGCCTCCGCGTGCACCCGGGCGCGGCTCCAGCCGGTGATGGGCGTGGCGAAGCCGGCGTCGGCCAGGGCGCCGTCGATGTCCTCGCCGGCGCGGGCGATGGCGCCGTCGAGCTTGTCGGCGTCCAGCATGCCGGTGCCGGCGCTGTCGGTGAGCTGGCGCAGGCCGAAGCCGTGCAGGGTCACATCGTGCCCCTGGGTGAGGGCGCTGCCGATCTCGGTCAGCGTCTCCTCGACCATCTCTTCGGCGCGCGCCTTGCTGGTGCCGATGCGGCTGGCCAGCCGCCTGGCCAGCTCGCTCTTGTTGATCGTGCTCATAGAGCCTCCGAAAAAGGGGTCAGAGCCCTTTTTTTGCGCGGCGCGCGCTTGCGCGGCGGCTTCTGTGTAGGGCCATCCTTGGCAGGCGACGCACATGCAACCGTGTAATGCGGGTCCGCTTGCAGGGCGGCGAGCTGCTCTGCGGTCAGCTCGGCGCGGGTCTGCCCCTGCGGCCAGGTCCGCCCGGCCCGGCGCGGCGGGGCGCCGGGGCGGCGGGTGACGTGGTAGAGGGCCATCAGGCTCAGGCCATGGTCAGCAGACAGGCGTGCTGCCAGTAGCCATAACCGGCCGCGTTGATCGCGTCGGTCGTCACCAGGCAGCTGTCGTTGATGGTGGCGTACTCGGAGTCCGGGCCGAGGATCTTGCTGTTCACGCCGCCGCCGTCTTCTTGGTAGATAAACGGCTTGACGTTGCCGTCGGCGCGGAACACGGCGACCTTGGTGGTCCAGCTCAAGCGCGCGTTCATGTGCACGCTGATGCGGTAGCCATCCATGCTGCCGATGGCCAACGGGTTGGTGTCGCCCTGGTCGATAGTCTGCGAGGCCGCGGCGGCCGCAAACTGGCGCCACAGGGGCGTGGGCACGATGACGCGGAAGTCTCGCGCCTCCTCATTCATCGGCTCGCCCTGGTCGTCCAGGAAGCCCAAGATCTGCGCGACGCCCTGCATGATGACCTCGGCCGCCTCGCTCACCGACGGCGCCGTGGTGCTGCCGTGGGTGCCGACCGGCAGCGCGCTGATGTCCACGCTCAGGTCATTGCTCTGCGTGCCGCTGTCGCCCTCGGAATGGTCGGTGTCGAAAAAGTACTGGCCGTCGTAGCAAGCAGTACTCTCGCCGCTGGCCATCAGGTCCGAGATCAGGCGGGCGACGTGGGCGCCGTAGCGGGTCGCCAGGTCGCGGATGCGCACCTGGATCTGGCCGGTCTTGTCGTGGCGCCAGTCCAGCAGCGGGATCTCGATGCTGGACTCCCAGCGCTTGTTAACGATGTCGTAGCCGTCCTGGCAGAACATGCCGACGACTTCGCGTTGGCTGAGGACTTCGGTTGCCATCTCTCGTCTCTCCGGTCAGTCGTCAGGTGTTAGGCTTGCAGCGCGGCGCGCACGGCGAGCGCGTCGAACTCCACCATCGCGTCGGTGGACGCAATCCAGCGGCGCAGGTAGCCGATCAGGCTATTGCTGCCGACGGTGAGGGTGAAGGTGGCGTCATCGCTGGCGTACACTGCCGGGCGGTCGTTGGCGGTGACGGCGGTGGCACCGACCACGGTGAGGCGCACGACGCCGCGGGTCTTCACCCGAACGCGCTTGTCGCCGGCACTGCCGCTGCTGTTGTCGACCTGGCCTTCGGCGAAGCCCAGGAACACGTCGCCGGCCTGCAGCGGGCGGGCGTAGCCGCTGCCGTTCTCGCCGACGGCGGCGCCTTGGTAGATGATGTCCGAGGCGACGACGGGGTAATCCTCGTAGTCGCCGACGGCGTATTCGCGCGGCGCGTCTGCTGCTAGCGTAGCCATGGGTCAATCACTCCTGGTGGTTCATGCCGGCGCCGAAGCGCACGCGGCCAGCGGCCTCGGCGCGCTTGTAGGCGGCGTAGGTCTCGGCGCTGCTGAACTCCGCCTGGAGCCGCGGCGAGCGCTGGTATTCGTACTTCGCAGCCTCGGCCGGGTCACCGGCGGCAAGGTCCGCGGTCTCCGGCGCAGTGGCCTCGCCCTGGGGCACGCGGTTAGCCGGGTCCGCCAGGGCCTGCACCAGCCGGCGCAGGGCGGGCTCGGTGCTGAGCTTGACCGGATCGGCGCCCGGCTCGGGCGCGCCAAAGTCGACCGTCTCCGCACCCTGGCAAACACCCGTCAGCACGGTGCGGATGGTGTCTTGGACGTGCGGCGCGTAGTGATGCTGCTGCACCACGCCGGCGGCAAAGTCGGCGATCTCCTGCGCCTGGCGCTCGGCGCGCTCGGCGTCGATGCGCGCCCGCTCGGCGTCCAGGGCCTCGCGGTCGGCGGCCAGGCGGGCGCGCTCGGCCTCGATGGCGCTGCGCTCGGCGGCGAGGTCAACGGTGTCGGTGGGCTGCTGGCCGTCGGCCGGCGGGGTCGGGTTGCCGTCGGGCATGGTGGGCTCCGTGTCGGTGTCGGCGGACAGGGCCGCCAGCTCTAGGGTTTCGATGCTGTCGTCGTCGCCGGCGCCAAGCTCCGCGCGCCGCAGGCCCTTGACGGCCGGCTCGTGAGCGCCCAGGAAGCCGACGTGGCGCAGATACCAAGCGCCGGGCTTGGGGTTGCGCTCGTGGGCAGGCGGGAAAAAGCTCGCGCTGATCGTGCGGTAGCGCCCGGCGCTCACGGCGTCTTTCAGCTCGTCGGCGACGCTTTCGGTGGCGGCGGTCAGCTCGCCGGCGGCGTCCGCGGCTAGGTCTGACACCCAGCCCAGGGCCGGGTCGTCTGTCTTCGGGTGGCCTACGACTAGCGGTGCCTGGTGCGCGGCAGGGTCATAGGCGGCGGCGCAGGCGGTCAGGTCCGCGGCGCTTAGGGTCACGCGGCGGCCGCTCACGGTGCGGTAGGTGCCGGGGCGGCAAATGTGCAGGCGTTGGCTCATGGGGCGCAGTTTCCGCGCACCAGCGGGGGTTAGGTGCCAGTCTGCGTCAGCCGAGCAGGTGATTTTGGGCGTGCGCCCGGAGGGTTTTCGTAGAGTCGTAAGTGCGGAGTAACGTTGAAATTTTCCGCATTTTGTAAGCCATTGACGGACAAAATCCGCTGTCCGCGCCGCCCCTGCTGCACCCCCGCCGAGAGCAAGACCGCCGGAAACGGCCCTGAGAGGCCCGTCACGGCCTCTGCGCCTGACCCGCTGCCTACGTACTCCGACGGCGCGACAGGGGCCTTTTAAATCGCGTTAAACGGGTGTTAAACGTGGTCTAGTGTGACAGGCTTGGTGTGGATGGCTGATGCGGGGTCCGGATGGGCTCAGGCGGGGTCTCAGGCGGGGTCCAGATAGCCGCGCAGGATGTCCAGGATCTCATCGGCGGCGCCCGGGGCCAGCTGCTCCGTGTCCGGGTCCACCGGCAGCACCAGGCGGCGCGGGATGCCGGCGTCCTCGTCGCCCAGCGTCACCCGTGCGGCGTAGATCGTGCCGAGCGACACCGTGGCGCTGTCGCGGGTGCCCTCGTGGCTCAGGCTCGCGGCCATGCGCCCGGTCAGCTGCAGGATGGGGTTCGGATCGCCGCCGCGCCCGCCCTGGCTTCTCGGGCGGTCCACGTAGTCCTGGTCCAGGTCGTCCCAGCCCCGACCAAAGGGGTCAGTTTCCGACTGGAACGCATCTTCGGCAATGTCCGCCAGCGCGCGGCCGATGTCCTGCATCGCCGGCGTCAGGTCGTCGGTCTTGCGCGCCAGGTCGCGCAGCGCGCGACGCACGGCGGCGTCGTCGACGGTGAG